GAGCAAGATTGCGAATAAACTTATTTCTACGCTCATGATTAATAATATACTGAACTTCTTCCTCAAAAGTTTCAAATTTATTTGGTGGGTGTTTCAATAGAAGAATATTAATATCCAGTTTGGCAACGTGACCCTTCTGCATTAATTCATCTGTACGAATAATCTTATAAGAAGGACCAAATAAACCCTCCAAAACCCACTTATGCGTTTGTGAACCATCTAAAGTTCCAGTAAAACCATAACGATATTTTGCATCAGAAAGTTTTGTCATTATAGATACTAATGACTTTGATTTAAACTGGTGTGCTTCATCTCCTACTACCACATTAAATCTTGAAAAATATTGTCGGGGAAGTTTGTAGATAGATTGCCAGGTTGTAATGATCACCTGAGAGTCTGTTTCTCTTTCTTTACCTGCGTATATTTTGTGGCAGTATGAACCCACATCCCATCCATAATCTGCAAAATCTTTATACATCTGCTCTACAAGGGATGTCGTTGGAACGACTATCAGAGTATTTTGTCCTTTCTCAACGTAATATCTCACAATTGAATATATCATCAACGACTTTCCAGAAGCAGTTGGTGATATCAGCAACTTTCTATTATGTCGTAAAGCGTCGTATACTCCCTCAACTTGGTACTCGCGGGGAGAGTACTTGCAAATAGAATTCATATAATCTTTTACACCTTCCTTCGAAATCATTTCGTTGACTTCAAATGGAAGACCATAGAATTTATTATCTACAAACTCATAAGTATAATTGTGATTTTCGCAAAATCTTATAAGTTTATCTAATAATCCAACGTATATTTCTCCAGTTTGGGTATTAAATAGACGTATTTTTCCATCCCAGTATTTGTTGCGAAACTGGGGCATAAACTTCGCACCTGGTACATCAAAAGTAAATTGATCTGCCAGTTCATAATAAACATGAGGTTCTGCCTTTACTTGTAGGTAAACCTCATTCTTTTTGGAAATTATCAAATGAGTCATATACTCATAATATTACTTATGAGTATTTATTTGCTCAATTAAACCCTGCTTGGAAACGATGCCACTCAATAGCATTTTTGATCTGGAAAGTTCTATTTGAGATGGTTTTAATAATCTCTTCAAGAAATTTGAGCATAATATCATAGTATCTAATTTTAAGATCTATTTTATTCAGTCTCTCATCGGCATCCATATGCCTCTGTAATGCTTCTTTTTCTCTAACCTTATACGGAAACGGTTCTTCTACATAAACCTCTACTGGTGCCTTTCCTGTGTAGTAGTTATAGCGTTCTAATTTAACTTTATTGTATGTTTCTCTTGCCTTTTCTCTCAAAAGAGTTACTGTATTGTAAACTGTATAATATTTTGAATGTAACTGGGGTATTTTTAAAGACTCATCATGTAAATTATCAGGATCAATTACAGAATCTTTTTCCCACATTTCCTGAATTTGTTCAAGGTTCATAATAGTTTATTATTTTTGTCAAATATATTGTACATAGTATACTTGAAAGTTGCTTCTGCTGTAAAGTAATTAATATCAGTATCAGTTGCTTCAAATTCTAATGAAGTTAATGAAACTGGGTATAACCCTCTAAAAACAACATTTGCAGTTGTTCTATAATTGCTATTTAATATTTGTAAAGTACCATTACTAAATTGTAATTTTGGATCTTCTGTCCCGTTTTCATCGGTAATTAATTTTTTAAATTGCTCATGAGATTCTGGAAATCCTAATGCGGTTATCCAATTGTGTATTGCCATATAATTTGACATATCTTCATCCACAAGAAATCTCAAATAAAAATCTCCATACACAACTTGATCACCTGGAATATCAATCGCTTTAAAATAATTGCTTTGAACTGCCGTGTTTAAAGTAATATCTGGAATTCTACATCCGTTAGAAAAGAAAGAAACTTTAGGATATTTTTGTAGCGTAAATTTAAATCCTACTGGAGATAAAAAGTTTCTATTCTGTATTTGATTACTAAAAACAGTATTCGCCATTTTTATTTTTATTTAGATAAAAAAAGAGGGTCCGAAGACCCTCTGAAAGTATGTGAATGTGGATCACATAAGATTGAGAACCTGTACTCTTCTGTAATAGCGGTTGCTATTAACATTAAGTTTACCAAGACCCTGGGTTGTTCCTTCAGCGAATGGGTTGGCAACAAGACCGTAACGGGTCTTAAAGCCAATCTTGGGCTGGAAGGTATTCTCACCAACGGCGCGAACCATCTGGAGAGGAACATATGGGCAGTAGAAGAGACCTGCGTCATAAGGTGAAGAACCCTTATAACCAACAACGTAATACTGACCACCAGTGCCAGATCCGTTAGGGTTAGTACCGCCCGAATATGGGTCGATATAAACGCGATACTTACCTTGAAGAACACCAGCAAAGGTATTGCCAGTATCATCAACTTGAAGATTTGCGTTAAGAGCAGGGGTGTAATCGAGAACGCCTGCCATGGTGAGTGCCGAAGCAACGTCAGCCGAGCAGAGGATCATGTTACCCTTTCCTCTACGGGTTTCTTGAGCGATTGCATTAGCATCACGCTCGATTTGGAAGATAAGACCCTTAAACTTCTCAACAGACCAACGACCGTTTGAGTCAACATCAAGGTCAAACTTACCAGCAGTTGCAACGTTGTGTTGAGCACCAGATTTAGCAACCTTATAGATTGTTCTGATAACTTCGCGGTTGATTTCAGCAAGAATTTCGCTAGAAAGAATATTAGCGAGTTCTGCTTCTGCGTTTAAACCGTGGATTGCCTTAAGGTCTTGTGCAAGCTCAAGGCTGTATTCTGCTTTCAGAGCACGTGACTTAGCAGTAACAGTGATCTTCTCGATTGAGAAGCCCATCTGATTGAACTGTGCTCCGTTGGTCTCACCTAGTGATTCAGCATCTTCGGTGTCCATACCACGACCAACTGTATAACCAGCTTGTGTGGTGTTACTATCTGGACTTAAGAGACCTGGGTTTGATCCTGCTTGTGCTCCAGTTGTACCAAAACCAACTGTTGTACCATCAGAGTTTGCTACGTATGGATTTCCAACCGCACCAGAAGTACGATCACTACCAACAGCGGAGAAACCTGAATCTGGTTCGTTGAAGAATGCTTCGTCGTTTGTAATGGCAGGACCATTATATCTTGAACGCATCGCAAAGATGAGTCCAGTAGGACCGTTCATTGGTTGAACGCCAGCGAGGTCATAAGCGACCAAGTTAGGCATCGAACGGCGAATAAGGCTGATTAGAACAGGATCGAAACCTGCAACAGGACCCGCTGGAGTTGCATTAGCACTAAAACCAGCGGTTGCACCAGATGAACCAGTGTTCATGGTTGGTGATTCTGAAAGGAACTCACGCTCTTCGCGGAGAGTTCTTTCTTGGTTTTCTAGCAGGACAGCGGTTACGGCTCTACGATGTGAATCCCTAATTGGATCCATACCTTGATAGTCTAGAATAGGAGCCCACTTCTCCTGCAATAGTTCGGTGTTGAACCCTTGCATTGTTTTTACCTCTTTTTAAAATTGTTAGTTTGAATTTTTATAATTTAGAAATCACTTTTTGGAAACTCTGCCAAGAGTCTGAAGATATGCTTCCATAATTCCACCTACTTGAGGTTGGATATTTTGGACATCTGTGCTTTCAGACAAGTTCTCAGAGTCATCTCTTTGAGCACTAGACACTCTTGAAGAGAAATAAGATTCTCTTAAAGTAACTAGTTTCTCACGATAGTTTTCTTCACTTTCAAACTCAACATTTTCAGCAAGAGAAGCGAGTTTATCCTTCTGAGAAAGTGCGAGACCCTCAGATACTTCTGCAAAAATTACATCTGCAACTGACTCTGCTAATCTTTTCTTTAGAGCAACGTTTCTATCGATTTGCTCGTTGAGTTTTGTTTCCATTTCATCAAGTTTATCTACCATACTCTCGATTACATCATATCTATCTTCAGGGATTGTTACATAATGATCTTCAAAAAGACCCTTCATTCCTTGGAGGAATGATTCGGTCATTTCAGTCTTAAGACCGTGCTCAACTGCAAGTGCATTCTCTTGAATCCACTCGTCAGCAACATACTCAAGGTATGCATCAACACGATCAGTAAGTTCTTCTTTGATTAATTGAACTTCTTCAATTAATGCATCTTCATATGAAGCATGTAATTCTTCTTTAATTTCTAAAACTTTTGATCTAATCGCAGCTTCAAAAATAACACGTGCTTTTTCTTGAAACTCTTCGGAAAGGTCTTCACCTTCTAGAAGAGCTCTGACATCTTCTTCGATGTCAATTTCTTCTTCCTCTTCTACATCTTCACCTTCTTCTTCAACTTCTTCTTTCACTTCATCTTCATCTTCATCTTCTTTCTTTGCCTTTTTCTTGGAAGATGTATTTTCATCTTCCTCTTCATCTTCATCTTCTTCAGATTCTGCTTCGGAGATTAACTCCTCATCTTCAGTTTCTGTTTCTTCACCATAGCTGGCTTTTTTGCCAACAATTGCCGCTGGCATAGGATCAGCACCCTTTGCACCTTTATTAACGACATTTTTTACTTGAGCTAAAGGAGATGCGGCATCTTTTAGCTTTGCTGAATCGTCGTCTGAACGATAATTTTCTGGAGTAGGACCACCTAAATCTTCCCAACTACCTGTTTGACCATCGGGAATACCCTTGGTTAACTTAGGCATTGGTTCAGCAGGTTTTGCTCCTTTGGTTACTACGTTTTCCATTTCTTGTAAATTTCTACCAACGGACATTTGTTTAGATTTCTGTATATAATCTATATTTATTTATTAATTTATAAATTTGAGAGAAAATCTTGGAATAAACCAAGTTTATACTCTTCCAATATTTTTTGGTCTACTAAAGTATTAATTCTACGTTTTGTCGATTCTGCAAGTCTTTCACGAAGAATACCACCATCCCAAACCCACTCTTTTCCTTCCATAATTCCCTGAACAAAAGCATCGGGGGCAGAAGGATCAGCAACAATATCAGCTGCAGTTGCAAGCATAAAATCTTCACCAACAACTTTATGACCTTCGTTGGTCATCTTAAGTGAACCAACACCACGAGAAGAAACGCCGAGGCAAACTCCCTCACCAATCAAAGATTTTGCAATCTTACCCATAGGTGTTTCAAGTAATTGTGCTTTACCTCTAAAATTTGTTCCTTCTTGTGTAAGAGAAACAATTTTATGAGAAACACGATCAAGATTTACTGTTGGGCCATCAGGATGTCCAAGTTCACCAAGAGCACGACCTTTTTTTACAAAATTTTCATTATATCTTTTTACTTCACGTGAAAGAGTTTCCATAGGATACATTCTTCCATTACGATTGCAAATATCACCTTGAAGGAAAATACCTTCGATAAACATTTTCTTTTGTGATCCTTTGCCTTCGGTAATAAATTTTACCTTTGATACTTCTTCTGTGATGAGTTTCATTTTTCTTAATTTGTAAATCCTACTTTTGTTCCTCTAACCGTAATACTATCTGCATATACACAATGACTTGGTGTTTTTACAATTTGCTCAACTGTTCCCGCAGGCATAGTCATTGAACCAACACCCACTCCATTTTGTGTTTCTACAATGGTTATGATATGTGCAGATGTATCGGTATTTACAAGTCTGACAACTGTTGCAGAACTAAAACTTGTAGCTGTGCCTGTTGAAATCGGTAAATTTATTTCACCTGCTAAAATTTTTGTCGTCATTCTTCTTCTCCTACGTTATCCACACCAAATAAAGAATTAGCCACTTCTGGACGAATTGAATTTATTTTTTCGGCAGATTTTGAAAAAAGAACATCCTTTATTAAATCTGAAATATCAGAAGCAGATGAATCAGTGGCAATCAAATCGATAATTTTATCCATAAAAATTTAGTGTATTTATATGATTATTTATATTTGGGTTTTTTTAACATCTTTTTGTGCTTGAGCATTAGTAACTGCTCCCTGTTTTTCCATATCTGGTTCTGTTGGAACTTGACCTAATGGTCCCATCGGTAAAGGTTCTCCCGTTATTGGGTCAACTGAATTAGGATCTGGAATAACGCCATCTTTTATTTCTTTATCAATTTGCTTATCCAATTCAACCATATCAGCATCAGTTTGACGAAGAACTTTAGATCTTACATATTGAACTGAAAAATACTTACCAATATAGGGTTCCATCATTGCAACTAAATTGAGACGTTCTGTCATTAATTCAGTTTCTTTCAATTCTGAAAATTGATTATCATAAACGAAATCATACTGAATATGATCCGACATTTTTTCCCAATCTTCTAGGGAAACGATATTTTTCAATATTAGTTGTGTACGCAACATGTCAGTAAACATGTTTGCAAATCTTTTACGCAGTCTTCCGACAAATTTAGTAAATTTTAATTCATCTCTCAAAATTTCTGATGATCTTCCAAGGTTAAAACCACCATCATTCGCAATTCTTGATTCCGGAACACCTAGTGCTCTATAAAGTTTTTTCTGGAAATATTCAATATCCGCAAGTTCTCCAAGATTTTGACCACCAGGAAGAGTTGTAATTTCAGTTCCTCTACCACCTTCACGACGGGGAAGCCAAAAATCTTCAAGCATACTCATAAATTTACGATCATCACGAATTTCTCCGTTATTGGAATCGTATACCATTTTATTTCTGTAACGCATCATTACGTCACGTAAATATTGTTCTGCTTTTACTTTTGGTAAATTGCCAACATCAATATAAAAAATTCTTCTTTCTGGAGCACGAGATAATCTGTAAATAACTAAAGAATCTTCAATCATTCTTAATTGATTGAGTGCTTTAATTGCTTTATGTAGATAAGAAAGAACCGTTCCTTTATTTCTATCTACTAATCCTGAAGTACAATAAGTAACAGAGTCTTTAGCAATTTTAACTCCTTTTTGTGCCCCAGAACTTGATATCATTCCAGTTGGGTAATTTGGAACTGGTGTGTATATAAAATATTCTTCAATTTCTGGAGAATATACATTTTTATCATCACCCCTACCATTCATCGGATTGATCATTTCGGCAGACATGGGAATTCTTGAATCCCCTTTCTTTTTTTCCTGCCGAACATGACGCATTTTCATAGGATCAACATATCTGATTTCTTTTATTCCATCAGATGCATTTTTAGGATCTATAATTTTTAAGTAGTAAAGTCTTCCATCAACATACCAATTTCTAAAAATTTCATGAGCTTTTTTATCAAAGTCCATGAGTTCTTTAATATATCTGAATTCTTCTCTTATTTTTTCTTTAACTTTATCGCTGGCATTTAAGTTTGATAATTCAACTTCAACAGGAGAATCGTACAAGTCACTAACGATTGCTTCATTCACGACATCTTCAATTGCGGCATCACACTCTGGATGCAATGCCATTTCCCTATATCTTCTAATAAGGTCGTTTTCAGTCCTAAAAACACCTTCAATATCTAAATATTGACCATAAAATCCACTGGCAATATAATTATCAACCCCGTCCTCATTATTTTGAGGAACGGGGGAAACAATTTTAGATTTTTTATTATCAGGATCTTCAATAGAAAAACCAAAAAGTCTTGGCATCGTATAAAATTAAAATAAACTTGTTACATCTATTTATTATAGTATTGCAGGTCTATCTGTATCAGTATTGAGGGCTTGCCAATACTGAACTTGGAATTCTACAGTATACTCTTCAATAGTATCAGTTGAATCCATAGAAAGATCAATCTGTGAAATATTTGTTGGAAATATTCCAAAAAATTTATACTGCCTTACAGCATCACCTTGTCTATTTAATTGGGAAACTACAGCATCTTTTTGATAGACAGATGGGTCTGTAACACCTGAAGCATCACTAATTCTACTAATTCCATTCATCCACTGTTCACATGCTGTTCTAATTTTAAAATCAACATCATTTAAAACAGTAATTGTCCAAGTATCAAAAGTTCTTTCTCCAGCAACTTTTAAAGTTCTTCCTCTAAAAGGAACTTCAATAGGTGTAATATTTGATGCTGGAAGAGCAGCAGCTTTTACCATAAAACTAATTAAACTATTAGTACCATTTACAGGTTTAGTGACTGATTGACTAAATGATGTTGTAGTAGCTAACTGATCTGGAAAATTTATACTAACTTCAAATAGATTGGGTCTTGCGCCACCACCAATTAGTTGGGCTTTAAAATTATCGAGAGTTCTGAGTGCCATTTTTGTACCTTTAATAAGTAAGTTTAGACTATAACCAAAAATTAAACATTACCTACGATTTCTTCAAAAGAAACACCACTTCTCGTAGCCACAAAAGTCAGTCCAACAAAATTAATTGAGCGAGATGGTTTAACATAGATATCTGCAATAAATTCATTATTATCAATTACCGCTGCAGTATTATTAGTTTCATCACAAATAACTCTATAATCTTGAATTCCTCTCTTTGCCAAAATATCTCTTAAGAAAGGATCTACAATGTTTAAGAAATTATTTCTAGTTGTTTCATCATTAAATTCAAATAACTGATCATCAGCTGCTGCTTTAATAGCATTTTCGATATAGATAAACAATCTACGAACGTTAATTCTATCAAATGCAGATGCTTTTGCTAATCCAGTTTTATCACCAAATAAGATAATTCCAGATCCTGGAGAGAAAATTACGGGATTTACTCTATTCGAATAAAGTCTATCTCTTTGGGTTTTTGATGGATTGTATGCAAGTTTAACTGCGTTAAGAACGGCACCTCTCGATGTTCCAGCAGGAGAAACCCATGGAGCATTTGTTGTGTCATTTCTTGCACAAATTCCTGCAATATCTCCATTTAGAGGTATGTATCTAAATGTTTGTGCAAATTTATCATACATGTATTTGTAACCACTATCAAAAATAGCATATGATGAAGAAGGTATTGATGCATAATAACTAATAACATTATCTGTTATTGTTGCTGCATTTACTGGAACAAATGATGATGTTCCACTAAGATTTAACATCGAATTTCTATAAGGAGAAATAAATGCTACTGCATCTTGTCTTTGCTCTGCTACAGAAATAATTTTAGATGCTAATGCCTGTGCTGTTTCTTTCTCATATGCAGCAGAACCCATCAATATAAAATCGAGATCATATTGCTCAGTATTGGTTAATAAATCATAACCACTTGACAAATCAGTTAACGATGAAGTTAATGAAGCTGCATTATCTAAATTAGTTTGACCATCATAATTCTTTCCTCCACTTAATGAATAAGTTTGGGAACCTAAACACTTAAATACTGTATTATTTTCTGTAACTGTATTCCAATCTTTAGTTGCACCTAAACTAAATGTTGATGGTGTGGTAAATCCACAAGTTACAACACCAGTTGGTTGCGATCCTGCAAAAATTAAAGATGATCCCTCTGCAATATACTTAGACCAATAAGAAGAACTACCTGCCGCATACACTGCATTTTTGGCTTTGGATAAAGCTACATGCTTTTCTAAAACAGTGCCCGCATTTGCAGTTATACCTCCATCACCATCAATTACTGCAACATGAATCTCATCAAATCTACTTCCTCTAGAAGCGGCAAATCTTGATGTTCCTGGTCTTGGAGCAATTGTATTCCATGGAATTGATCCATTATCTAAAGTGATTGATTGTGCATCATACCAGTCTGGTGAAGAAGAATATGTAATTGTTGCTACACCAATTCCAGTTCCATTTGCACGAATTGTGACTGTTCCAGTAGACTTAAATCTATAAACACCTTGTGGTTCATAATCAACATTAGTTTCTGTTCCAACTGCTGTGACGTAACTTAATACTTTTACGTCAAGAGTGCTAGCTCCAATTCCAGTAATAATTCCTCTAATGAAACCATCTAAAACTGAAGTAGTTCCAACACCAGCACCAACAGTTCCGTTGAGTGAATGTGTTACTCCGTGACCAACTACTGCTCCAGTTGTAACTATTCCACTTAAAGTTTGGTCAGCTCTACCATCAATAATAGCAACTTTTAATCCATTTCCCCAAGATCCTGGATCTCTTGTTGTAACAACTACATTTGATATTGGAGACTCGTCATATCCCTTGTTTACATAATCTTCATAGCTCTTAATTTTTATATCAGCGGAAACACCATTTGTTCCCATATTTGCATTAGATAAACTAGTTCCATCTGATCTTAAAACTAGTAAATTTCCACCATATGCTAAAAACGATGAAGCAGTAAACCAAGTTTCATAATGAGTTGCACTGCTACGTGGTTGACCAAAATTTGCTAATAATTCCTGCTCGTTTTGAACTAAAACTGCACTTTCAACT